ATCAGCCCAGTTCGCCCACTGGAATATGTCGAATTGATTGTCGTCAATCACTTCTCCCACCAAAATCCTTTCTGCTCAGCCTCAGTCTCAGACGGCTTATCGTCTTTCAAACTGCCGGCTGACTTATTATTTATCTTGACCGCAATGTCTACGCTCCGAACGCCGTGCTCCAGCAGCCATTTCTTGGCTCGCTTGGCATCAGATTCGGTAGCGTAGGTTTTCGCGTGCGGTTTGTTTTTCTCGTCATTCCAGCGAACCGTGAATGCGCAATTCATCAGAGACATTACGTAGCCTCCAGTTTCTTGCGTTTGCGGCGCTGCTTTTTGCGAAGTGCTTTTTTAGTCATTTGGATCCTCGATCGTGCCGCCAAGCAACTCAAGGCGCTTGGTAAATTCTTCCTCAACTTCTTTGTCGCTGGGTGAATAAAATGTTTCAAATCCAATACTAAACTCAAACTCGCTTTTGTTTAGGTTGGGTATGCTCTCGTATCGAAGATTGAATCGTCTACCGTCAATGTCAGCGTTGATCAATCTATACGCCTGCTTGTCAATCCAGACCATATGTGGAATTGTGAATGATGTAAATATTCCCATCTTTACAGCCCCACGATCCACAATATCAACTTGACAAAGACCGCTATGATAACTACCGCCACCAGCGAAACTAAAATCCCGCCGATTAAATAGCCTATAGCATCTGCCGCTTTTTTCATTTTGCTATCCATTGATTACTCCTCTTCAAATTAGTATTTTTTATACGCTCTGCTGTTGTAATTCCCGGCGCAGCAGCTGGCTTTCCGTTAACTGCTCGCTCTCAGTCTTGCGATGTTCATCAGCGATAGCCGAGACTTCATCAACAATGTCGATGTCCGCCAGCGTCATCTGGTCGTAAAACCAATTGCCAAGCTCGAATCTATCACAGAACTCCGCTAACGGCTCATCTTTTAAGTGCAAATCCAGCGCGATAACATCAAGCTCATCAGATGGATACTCAAACAGCAATTCTGTCAGTATCCTAATGATTAGTTTTCGGCTCACTATTTCTCCTTTCTTATTTCCTCGATCGCACCCTCGTCGGGTAGCCACAAATTGCAACCAAAACTGTAATTTTACTGTCTTGGGGGTGGCTCAAATGTGCGAGGAGCTCCTGCGGTTGACGCCCCACCCTATATATACGAATCTGGCCACCCAAAGAGGGTGCGATGTTGGTTGTTAATGTTCTAAAATGGTATTTCGCTCAAATCAATCGGCGTGTCGAGGTCGATATCCTCGACTGGTTTAGCCGCTTGGTTGGTTGTAGTCTTTGTCGCCTTAGCATCATCTTCGGCGTATCGCTCAGTCGCTGGTGCGGCGTTATTGCCGCTACCCTTGGCGTCGCTCAAAAACTGGAACTGATCGATGATGACTTCAGTGGCTTTACGCTTGATGTCGTCCTTCTCCCAGATTCTGGTTTGCAATCTGCCGGTTATGCCAATCTGCTTACCTTTCGGCGCATACTCTGCTAATAGCTCGGCCGCCTTATTCCAGGCTACGCAGTCGATGAAACTAGCGTCGGCATCTTTGCCGTAGCCATCAACCGCTAGTGCGAATGAGGCGAAAGATTTGCCGCTATTTGTCGTTTTGACTTCAATGTCTCGGACGACGCGACCGATTAGAGCTACGCTATTTATCGCTGCCATATTTAGAAACTCTTTTCCTCGCGAATTTCCACGCCTGGGATTTCACGTAATCCATTAGCGATGGCTTCGCGGATTAGCTTGTCGCTCGGCTCGCACAAGTAGCGTGGCACTAATTCAGGGTTGGTGACCGTGAACACCGTCTTGGTTTTAATGCCAGATTTGACGGCCGGCTTCTGCGATTTAGCGGCTTTAGCCGCCTCGGCTTCAGCAATCTCTTGTTCGCGTTTACGCTGTGCTGCCAATTTGGCCGCTTCGGCTTCGTCACGTTCAGCGGTCGTCAATTCATCTTTACGCGTCAACAACTCGTTGATGGCTTTAGTGAATGCCAGTTTGATTTCGGCGTGGTTTTGGTCGGCTTCTGGTAGCTCAGCGAATGCCTGCTTCAACTGAGCGCCTCGCTCATCGCAGGCTTTTTGGCTACGTAGTGATTTGGCGTTGGTAGCGAACTTGGCGCAGATAGCGTCAACGCGTGCCGCTTCCTCTTTTGCTAGCCGCTCCTGTTCCTCCTGGTAGGCTAGAATCTTTTGGCTGATGTTCTCCAACGCCTCTTCAGCTGGCGCGAGTACATCTTTTTCAGCATCGATGAATTGTGACTTGACGCTGTCAAAGTTGCGAGTGATCGCCAGTCGTGCATTTTTAACTTCAGTACGGTGCGAGGTGATCAGCTTGCGGATTGCGACTGCCTCTTTAGCCGTAGCGTCGTCGGTTACTTCTTTGGCTTTGGCTTGCTCCAAAAGCTCTTGTGATTTGATTTTGAACGGCGATATCGTAGCGACTTGCGAATCGACGTATTCTTGTAGTTGTGACATGTGTCCTCCCTTTAATTTTCTATACTGGCAAGCTCTGCCAGCGTGCTATTAATTTCTACCAGCGCGCCCAGCTCCATCTCGAGATTGTCCTTGATAAGGTACTCAACGTCGCTGCGCTTGATGTGAATAATCCACAAAACCAAATTGTCTAACTCCTGCCTGTCGTCAAATAAGCCAAAGTACAAATCTTGCATAGCCTCGTTGACCACGAAATACTGCAAAACCTGGTCTTGATAGTTGTGTTGTGAATCGTGCGGTATGCTATTGAACGGATCGTAGCCTGGCTTCTGCCTAGCTTTATAATCCTCGTAGAGATATTTCAGGTGATGCGCCGAACTCAGCGCCTTAATCTCAGCGGCGTACGTCGGCAGCTGCTCGCCCCCGACTGGCTGTGCGCCGTCTGGCGAAACCATCACATCATCGTCAATGTCGCTCACCCAAATGCCTGGCTCTTTATCGAACGGCAGGTTGAGCTTCTGGCTCATCATTTCTATAGCCAGATTCTCCAATCGATGACCGCGCTCTATTGCTGGCTCGCCGTCGGCTGGAATAGCTGCCTTTTCAGCCAGCACCTCCCAAAAGCCGTTGTAGCGCCGAGATCTGTCGCGTGCCATCGGACGTACGCCTTTGACTTTCGTGCCGGTGATTCGCCCCAATCTATGCAATAGCCACTCTTCGCTGTTTTGCTCAATTTTATGAATTTGCATTTTTCAAATCCTCGGCCTTACTTAGCGCTGCTTGTAAACGGTTTTGAGTAGCAGCAACGTGCGCCTCGTCGGCTTTTCGCTCTGGCTTCAAATCTGGGAAGAAATCCTCGGGTTTTGATTGACCGTCTTTGATTGCCTTATAGACACCTCGCAAATCCACCAGATCCTCTTTCAAAGCAACCGTGAGCTGCTTGTCGATGTACTTTTCAAGGTGCTCCTGATCGATACCCAAACCCTTAAACGATTTTGTTAGGCTAGCAACAATTTCGTCGATCGGACGCTTGTCAGCTTCAGCCAGAGTTTTTCTGGTCTCAGCTACTGCCATCTCGACAATGTCTCCAGGTATGACCGATAAAATACAAGCGCGTTGGCGGCGTGCTGCAAAGTTAGCGGTGGCTTCGTAAATATCACGGCCATCTGTCAGGTCTTTGCGTCCCTGTTTTGTATCTCGCTTGTGCTCGACGGAAAACGTTTTAGTAACGCGGGTGTTTGTCTCCAAATCCCACGCGTATGCCATCATCTCTGAACGCCCGTTAGCGGTGCTTAGCTCGATAACTCCCGTGTCGACATTACCCCAGTTTTGAGCTAGTGCTTCAGCCAACCTGATCGACGGCCCAGACACGCGCTGTCCACCGCGCGGATAGGTGTATATTGCCTGCTCCGCTAGCGTTGGTCGCTGACAGGTTGCCTTGATTCTATTGATTGCCTCAGTCTCGTTTCGCGGAAACTTCTTGGCTGATAGCATCGCCACCTGCACTTCCTGCGCTTGGCGCGCTATCATCATCTCGGTTTGTGTCGTGCGCTGTAGTTGAGTCTGTTCCACTTACGCCTCCCCCGCCAAAGCACGGTCAAGAAATGTCGGATCGATTAGGTTTTCCAATTTCTCCAAAATCTCACTTTCACTCATTTCACTTTCTCCTTAAAAAATTTAGTAGCATTTCACCTTGCCATTCAGGCATACGCTCCACGCCTTCCATCCGCTTGAATCCCACTTGCTGCGTGCCGCATAAATCTTATACGCGAGCGCCACATTGTGCTCTGGCTGGTATCGTCTGTCCGTCGTGTCGTGGATTGAGTTGACTTGGAACAACCCAGCGTCATTCGTGCCGTTCGTGTTGCGCCCCAGTGCGTTTGCTCGGCAGCCACTCTCAGCTTTCATAACCGCCATAGCGATGTCCACATTCCAGTCGTATTTAGCGACCAGCGGTCGAAACCTCTCGCAGGCATCTGCGCCAGCTGCCTCCACAGCAGCTTTTGGCGGCGCAGATGCATGAGCTTCGACCGCTGCGACCTTAGGCTTCAGTAGCGCCGGTCGCTCGCTCGCTACTTTACGGCTTTTAACTGTTGAATCTGTTTAGAGATTCTTGTTTCAAGCTGGTTGTTTTTGGATTCCTGATACTTCACTCCCAGTCCAAATCCGACCACGCTAGCGATTAGCGCCACGATGGTGATAGTTTTAATGCTTTCAATAACGTTTTTCCAATTGATTTTTTTCATAGTCTTTTCTTCCTTTTTATGTTTAGATTTTTTAGTAGTTCCAAGTTGCCCAGGTGCCAGTGGCTTGCTTGGTTTCTGATGCTGAATTTTCGTCAGCTCATATTCTAAGGCGTCTTCGTTAATGGCTGCCTCCTTTCTTGGTTAAATATCCCCTTGAGAAGCCAGCTGTCTATGTCGCCACTGCATAATTTCTTTGGCCGATCCGCTTAAGTTTCGCAAAGTTCAATCATTGATAACTCTCAGAAGCCGCTACAAACAACAATCGAGCGACCTCGTTCAAGCTATCAAAAGAGGGGCGAGCCTTTGCGATGCTCGCCCCTCTGAAATTGGGTCTAACCTAAAAAATCACCGCAAAGGTGATTTACGAAGCGCCAAATTGCCCAAAAAAGAACTCTCTGATTAACAGAGAGTTTCTACAGTATTATTATAGCAATTATTTACCGCTTGCGGATTTAATGCTTTCGCGGATTTTTCGTACAAATTGCGAAATTTCCCATCGCCACTGCCATACGCCGTAACCGACGGCTAGTAAGCTCATGCCACCAAACACCCACCAGCCCCAAGTAGCACCAGCGACTTGCTTAACTTCAGCAGCCGCCGAACTAACAGTTGGCATACTAGCCGATTTTATCTTTC